ATTCACATAATATTTACATTAAACCTTTAATTAGTTCATATTTACCGAACTACACTTCGTTAAAAATTTAACGAAATTCACAATTACTATAGTTAGCATATGCTAACTACATCTTAACATAAATTCAATATATTCAATATTAATCATTTACAGTTTATATCTTACACATACACAATATTATGTTATACTATAAACACAAACGAAAGGAGATAGACAAATGAATGAATATAAACACTTCAAAGATTCATTAGGTATGGATGATGATTTTGAACTTCATACGTGGGCGGAAATTGACCGATTAAATAAAGTATGTGACGATTATTTTATATATCGGGGATACGCGATAGACGATGATGCTACAGGATGTTATACTGTATTGTTGTATAATGCCCAAGGATACTGTGTATTAGATTTTGAAATGGGGAGTAAAACTTTGTTATTAGCACCTCAAGGAATTGAGTTTATGAACGGTGATGATGTTATAACATTTCGCGCGTCAAACGGTGGTATATACTCTCATTTTTTAAAAGGCGGAATTCATCAAGAGGACTTAAAATCAATATATGAATGTGTTAATAGTAAGTCAGGGCTGGCAAAATGTAGAGTTGACGACTACTACAATGTATTAGTTTGGGAGGCCATAGATGATTAACAAATACGATATAAAAGATGTTAGCCGCGCGGGCGATGTTGGGATAATTATATTTGAAGATGTCGAAAACCAAGAAACATTTACATTACCATTAGACTTGACAAATTTTAAAGAATCGGAATTATATGTGTTATGTGCGGAGTGTTATAATTATAACGATTCTTTGTATATAACAGACATTGATAGTAATTTCGAACTTGCGACTAAAGAAGATTATGATCGAGAACGAGAAAGTATATACGAAGCGATAGAGGAGGTATTAAGACATTATGACAAAAACAGATAAAATGATTAAATTATATAATTATTATGAAATAATGTACCGCAGACACTACAGCGTATGTAAAAACAGCTTAGAGACAGATATATATCAAGCGAAGCTGTCGGCAGTTAAAGAATGTTTAGATATTATGACAGAGGATAACGCTAATGACAGATAGGCAAGAATACCGCAGATTGTATTATATTCTTAAGAAGCGCGAGCAAAGGTTTTCAGCTTCAAAGGAATGGTCAGATTATGATAAAGTTCTTAAAAGCGGATTATTTGATTTAGAAGCTCCTAAAGATATTTCAGATGAGGAGTTACCATTTTATCGTGAGATTGCAGAGAATTTATACAAAAATAAATTTGCGAGCATTGCAGGCTTACGACAAATTAGAAAAAAGGCGGTGGCAAAGCTTCAAAGTCATGATTATAATATTACAGAGGCTCAATATAATAAGTTTGCGGATTTTATGGCGGCGGCTAAGAATACAAAACTCATAGACATTTATAGTTCGGAGGAGCTTGCGCGTGCATTCATTAATGGAGATGCTAAACAAAAGACTGTCCAAGATATTATTGACGGAATCAGCTAATAAATATTTGGAAGTAATAGCATCGTGGGACATAGAAACGAGCAAAATTGAATACAAAGATGAAACTCATGCTTTTATGTATATATGGCAAATGCATATATGGGGAATGCCGGTAATATATGGCCGAACTTGGGAAGAATTCATAAACGTGATTGACGAAATAAACCGAATAATTCCGGAGAAGAAACGATTAATTATATATGTTCACAATTTAGCTCACGAATTCCAATTTTTAAAGGGTATTCATGAGTTTGACCGAAAAGAAGTGTTTTTAGTTGACGTTAGAGAACCTTTGTACTGTGTGTGGGGTAAAGTGGAATTTCGTTGTAGTTACAAGCTTGCGGGGGTAGGTCTTGAACGTTTCATGAAAGATATGAATGTTCCTAAAGCGTTACAAAAAACGGATATGGACTATGATGTAGTGAGGTATCCATGGTCAGAAATAGAGGCCAAAGATTTAATTTATATGCGGAACGATGTCGTAGGGCTATCATGTGCCATTAAAGCTCTGTTAAAAGCTAATGGCGACACGTTAAATACAATTCCATATACTTCAACAGGGTATGTCCGGCGAATGGCTAAAAAAGTGTTATTTCCATATAATGGAGTATTACGCGGACTGGTGCCAACCTTGCATGTGTTCGAGCTATTAAGGGAAGCTTTTCGAGGAGGAGACACGCACGCAAACCGGTTTTATGTGGGTAAGATATTAGAAAATGTGGGCAGTTATGACCGCGAAAGCTCATACCCTTACGAGCTGGTAAATAAAAAATTTCCGCTCACAGAATTTAGAGAAACATCGGATGATATTAACACAATTTTAAATAATACGGAAAAATTCGGATATGTATTCAGGGTTCGATTGGAACACGTAGAGCTTAAGAAGTGGCATCAACCGTACATATCCTTTAGCAAATGTAGGAATATAAAAAACTATTTGCTTGATAATGGACGAATATTATACGCAGAAAGTTTGGAGACAACAATAACAGAAATTGACTTAATGATTTTATTAGAGGATTATAACATTTCTTTGCAGGATATAACAATAATAGAATGTTATAAGTCTCTCAAACGATATTTGCCCTACGAATTTAGGAAGCTGGTGATTGATTTGTTTATAAAAAAGACAGAGCTGAAAGGCGGAGAAGATAAAATTGCATACGCAGAGTCAAAAAAGAAAATCAACGCGTTGTATGGTATGACGGTACAAAACACTTTGAAAGACGATATAGCGTATCTTTTTTCAACTGACGAATACTATCTCATAGACACAAAAGAGGAGAAGCTTGCTAAAATGAAGCGAGCACCATTTCTCCCGTATGCTGTGGGGGTGTGGGTTACAGCTTATGCCCGGCAGGACTTAAAAGCTTTTATGTGGATAGTCGGAAGAGATTTTGTATATGCGGATACAGACAGTGTAAAATATATCGGAAATTATACTCCTGCCGATTATAATAACCGCATGGTCGCAGAGGCTCAAAAACTGGGCTACAATGCGGTCGATAGAAAGGGGGGTAATCATTATATGGGTGTATATGAAAACGAGGGAATAAGCGAAAAATTCGTCACTCTGGGGGCGAAGAAATACGCACAGGTTAAGGACGGAGAATTAAAAGTGACTGTGGCAGGTGTCAATAAGAATAGAAAAGGGTCTACTCCGTCCGGCGCGGAAGAACTCGGTGATATTGAGAAATTCAAGGAAGGTTTTATTTGGAGTAAAGCCGGAGGAACGAGAGCGATATACAATGATAATGATACGGACATAGACTTAAAGATTGACGGTCATGATTTACATATATCGTCCAATGTTGCAATCGTTCCGACAACGTATAAACTCAGTACAAGTATAGATATTGAGGATATATTAAAACGTATCAGTAACTCATCGCTCGAATGGTTACGAAAAAATTATTTTGATATGGAAAAGGTACGATGGATAGAGTAAAGAAAAGTAAATTATATCAACCGTCCGGTTATCCGGACATCGAATATCTGCTAAATAAAGGATTACCGTTTATGTGGCTGATTGGCGGTCGAGGAATCGGAAAGACTTATACTATACTTGAAACAATAGTATTAAATCATCATACTAAATTTATACTGTTAAGGCGTAAAGCTTCTGAAGTTAAAAAGCTGTCAACCGACGCGTTCAATGTATTTAAAAAACTAAATACTGATAAAGGAATAGACATTAGACCTTATCCGAATGGCGATGATTGTTATAGCTTTTATTATGCTGATGAGGACGGCAAAGCGTGGGGCGAATGCCTCGGATATATGATGAGCTTGTCAACCTTTGCGAATTTCCGCGGTGGTGATATGACGGACATAGATTTTATAATACAGGATGAGGCGATACCTCAGACATTAAAGGGGCAAAGCATGAATGGCGAGGCTTTCACGTTCTTCAATGCTTATGAGACAATCAATCGTAATAGAGAGTTAGAGGGTCGCCCGGCACTCCGCGTTATTAGCATATGCAATTCTACAATTTTAAACAATGACTACTTTTTAACGCTTAATATGATAAGTCCAATTATGGAAATGTACCGTAATAAGAAAGAATTGAAAATAGACAGAGAACATGAACGACTAATAGCGTTATATCTAAATTCACCAATAAGCGAGCGCAAAAAGAAAACGGCATTATACAAATATACTAAAGATACATCGTTTGCAAATCAAGCTATTGATAACCTGTTCGAGGATATTGACAGCTTCTTAGACGTGTCACGTCCGCTTGCAGAATATATCCCAGTCGTAACAATAGGAGAGATTACAGTATACCGGCATAAATCCAGACAAAAGCCGTATTACTTGTCGACACATAAAAGCGGAGCACCTAAAGAATTTAAACTTAATGAATATGACATCTTGGTGTTCCGCAATAAATACCGAAGTATTGTAAATGCTGTATATTTCGGCGAAGCCGAAGCGGAAAAAGGGTATCTATTAAAATTGCTATTAAAATATATAAAAATGTATTGAGGTGTATAAATGAAAAATAATTTTACATGGATTGAGCTGTTGAAATTCTGGGCTGCTCGATTACTTATAGCTACCATTATTGCGGTAATATTAATTTGTATCTTATATTTTAAATATAGATAAATATTAATTATTAAAGGAGAAAGAAAATGTATAACAAAACAGTAATTCAAGGCAGATTGTGTAAGGAGTGGAGCGAGGTTAAGACAAGTACCAAAGTTATGGTTGCAAACTCTATGGCCTGCCAAATATTCAAAAATACAGTATTTTATGATATTATTGGTAATAAGGAACAATTAAAAAATGTGCTGCAATTTATTCCTAAAGGTGCAGAAGTAATTATTGAGGGTGTCGTAGAAAAGCCCAAAAAATCATTAGATTATAACCTTAGATTATTTATTGATAAGCTCTATATAGTCCGGGGTATCAAGCCGGATGAAACGGACGATGAGCCTCAGACAGCTTCTAAAATGCCAATTGTTAATGACGACGATTATTGTTCATTTTAAAAAATAAAGCGGGCTTCGCCCGCTTTATTTATGTCTACACGTTACAGTCCAACGTCCGGAGAACGCTACGCCATTTGAATATAGTAATATTACCGGCACTCCGGATACTGGAGACACGGAAATTAATGTTGAATCTCCACCTATTAAATTTGCAATATCAGCGTCAACAATATAATAATTTGTTAAGTCGATATCTGACCCAATAATCTTTAGTATGTTATAACCAGTTGTTGGCCCCTCAGCAATTCTTGTTACTCCAGTAGCTGAAGAAGTAAACACTTTTTCAACGGGTTCTATAGTTGCTGACGGAGTGGTAGTATATGTTATAATATAGTTATTATTTCGGAGGACATACCCGGCGCTATTTGCACTGTCAACATATAATTGTTCAGTCACATTATCCGTTGTAATGTTCAAATAAATTTGTGGTGAATAATTATTAACTACTATTGCGTTAAGAATATTTTGTAATATAGTAAGCTGTCCTGATGGAATAGATTCGCCGTCAGATGAAATTACAAAGTGTGGATAGTGTGAAATATATCCTAACGATTTCTCTGAATATACAACTTGATCATTTGCGGTTAAAGAAATATCAAATGTAGACTTGGCGCCATACGATGCGAGTTCCTTGAAATTTATTGCAGAAGCATCATTAGAATATAAATAGCAATAAGTAGTTCTACCCTCGGCAGACCACGTCACATCGCCATATACAACCGAGTTTTGTCCAATATACTCCGCTATTGTGGCGAAACTATAATTACATCTTGAGGTCTGTGGAGTTATAGTAAACTTCACATGTAATGACGTTTTGTTCACCGCTTCCGTAACCGCACGTTGTGACATTACCGATGTTTGACTTGTACCGGATGATTGAGATACCTCTACAATGGGCATCTTTTCATAATATATGTTATTAGATACAGTGTTAATCCCTATATAAATGAGGTTATTGGATTTTGAAAAAGGAAAAGTCTTAAGTCCCACAGTCGGCGATGTTGGCAAACCTGATTCATATAAACTATAGGTAGCATTATCTGAATCTAAGAGATAATATCGGACGTTAGCTCTGGTGCGGTAATTTAGTAACTCAGACATCGACACATTAATCGTAATGTCCGATGAAGTACGTTTAATAACAACATAAAAACGTGTAAGAGCGTTCTCAATAGTTGATAATCTCAACCTGTCAGAATTAAAATTAGATTCCGTCTCACCTTCAAAAGAAGCAAGATTAGCTATATCCTGATTGACTTTATTGGTTAATTCCTCGACTGTAGTATTAAGACTGTTAATTCTGGAGCTTAAATAATTCAACTGTACCGTTACAGCGTTTTGGCTCATTACCTGCGTTGTTGATTCACCAGTTGTTTGGACTATTAAGTTTTCAAATTGATTTATTAAATCTTCTATTTCACTTTTAGCGGATTTTATATATTCAATTATCCAGTCAAGGTTCATGTCGTGAAAATTTGTATAAGGAAAGTAATACATTCTGGCACCTCTTAATATAACAAAATACAAAATTCATTTTTAAATTCGTCACATATGTATTTATTAAAATCAAACATGACCAAATCTCGCTGACTTTGCGCCATTTGCTGACTTGTAGTTACTCCGATGTTTCCATGACGACTTAGCGTTACTGTACGATTTAATATATCACTTCTGCTTATATCGAGCTTTTGCGTATCTGTAAATGTGTGTTCCTCTGTGGTTGTATGTGTTAAATTGTCAGTTCTGGTATTAGTAGAAGTAGTACTAAAATTATCAGTGTCACTATGCGCATCCGCTAATGTTGATGAATTAAACGCCGATACTTTATGCGTAGTAGTTCCGTCACGACTGGCATTCCCGTTGTCGGATACTGTTCCGGTATCATTAGTCGTAATACTATCTTCATTGGTTGTCCCTCCACTGTGTGTATGCGTATCAGTTCCGGTATTAGTATCTTCTTGCGTAGTTGTCTCTTCCATATTGTAATTTTCAAGAGGTTCAAACGAATTATAGAATTCCGTAGTAGTGGTATTATATAATTCCGTAAATCTCACATCATTTACCTGCGCCCATGCGCTAATAGCAATTTCTGCAAAATTAGGATTAGGGTACATAAATTCAAGCTCCGCAGTATTCATAAGAATATAACCTGCCAGCTGTGTTGACATCCAACTACTGGATACATTAAACCAGCTTTTAAATTTTGAAGCTAAATCCTCAAAATCCGCTGTTGTCGGTAGTGTTGAATTGACTATCCCCATTATTGAAAGACATGCGTCCATTAAGTTCCACCCTCCATTTAACCGAAAGATTACCCTCAAGTTCCGGGAACATCTCTATAGCCTGTTTAATTCCTCTCTGGACTTCCTTTAAACTCATATCCATTGCGGAAAATGCCTGCTGAGTATTAGCATTAACCTCCGAAGTTATAAGACGCTCTTTTTTATCAGTATTGGCAGTTGGTATACCTATTCTATTAAGAAAATCATTATATAGATTTTTAAGAAGTCCGTGTAAATCATTAGCTATGAAATTATCATGGATTTCATTATTAAACTTCACCCAGTGGGGGTTGTGTTCTTCATCAAATAAATTTTTATCTATAAAGGCTGCAGGTTCACCACTGGCAATTTTATCCATAAACTTCTTAAAAGTTTCTGCTCCGGCTTTATTATCAGAAGCGAAGACATAAGCAAGTTTTGAATTCAGTATATTAGTATCAAGTGTTTCCGCAGTTAACGCCATCATATCACCGTAATAATTTACAATGTCGAGCATTCCGCAGTAATCGGGACGTATTCTAATTACCGCACATTCTTCACCGATTACAGGTTCAAGTATTTGATTTATTCTCGGATTAGAAATTACAGCGTTAGTAGGTTGATACTGTACATTATATCCTTTTAATCCCGCCTGTTGTGGAATTATACCGAACGCCGGAGTATCAATAATTGTAAAATACCCCCATGAGAATAGAACAGCTTTGAAATAATTGCTATCCCAATTCTCCGGGATTTCCCATTCCCAAACACTTAATAAATCAGAAAATAAATAACGTCTGAAAAAAGCTGACAACGCGGTATTCGTTACATGTATTGTTGACGGCGTAACAGGTGCCGTTTCAAGCATGATGTTACCGTATGAATACGGCACACTATTCATAGAAAAAACCTCCGTTCAAGTACGCTTCAATTTTTGCGCGTTCCGGTGCGAGACATGGGAATTCAACCTCTGCATTAGCACACTTAATAAAACCTCCTACAGTGTTCAACACCGCCGGCGCGCAATATGGACGGCCAAACTCTGAATTATATTCGTCAGCTATTGAATAAAATGCTGAACATAATCTATTACTTTCAGCAAAAGAAAATGTTGCTAAATCCCCACCTGTTCCAGTCTCACGAATAAGCGGTACTCCGGCAATTGCCGCCCAGTTGCTCACACCTGTTTCAATAGTCATATTTGACCCGTTTCCTGTCAAAGTGCTAATAATACTTGAAGCTGAATTGGCTATCGCTGTTGCTCGTGAAAGTTCCGATACGGCCTGAACATTAAGTAGAACATCAACACCTATCTGCGCCTCTGCCTCCGCAATTATCATAGAATTAGAACCATTAGACACACGTAACCAGCCCCGGCCGGAATACGCGTCAATACCAATATATATTTTTATAGAAGTTTCATCAGCGATTAGACTACAATCCAAAGGAATCTTACCAAAAGGCTTAATTGATAATATACGCTTAGTATATAAAGCTGAATTTACATAGCTTCCGCGGCTCGATGTTTGCGGATGCCGTGGCAAAGTGATTGTTCTTTGAACACTTGAATATGCATGTGTGTCCGATATTATTCGACATGTGGCGGGCACGCTCCAATATCCCATATTTACACTTTCTACCACAGTTCCGCCAAATGAACTTCTGTACATCCTAATTGATTTTATAAAGTCCAACGGATTGAATATTGAGGGGTCGTAAGTAACATCTGCCGTTGAAGCGTTCCACCATGACTTACTATTATAAATATTTTGAATGAATGTTGAATACTGAGAGGATGAAAAAATATAATAGGTTATACCTGTTGTCCCTCCACCTCCACTGATACCCACAATATAATAAGTTTCATTAATCCATGGAGAATCAATATCAGTTATTGTAACACTGGGGTCTGTCATGACCGGATACACAGTATCTGTAATTCTGCCGTTAAATGACCCGCTGCAACGCTCTACATAATGTGTACCTGTTCCAATATCACCTTTATATGTTGCCAGAGGGTCAACTTCAAGTGTTGCAATCCAATTCCGTTCCGCCCATTCCCATTCCGTCACAAAATAATATCTCTCAAAAGCATCAATATAAGCATAATTATAGCTTGAAGGATAGCTTGCAGGGAAATAATCGCCCGCCCCGGCAGCCTGAAAGATAATGATAGGTTTTAGTATTGTACAATTATCTTTCAGCGTTCCGGTGTATGTAACACCCCCTGTGGGGGGTGTTTTGGTTGAATTATTCCTCTTTCCAAATCCTGAATATAAAGTAACTTTCATAATATTAATCCATTGTAAATACTACAGCATTTTCGGTAAAGTCGTTCCAAAATCTATCCGTAAAATGCCATGCAACATTATAATAACCGCCTGAAATATTAAGCGGACTTGTTGCACTCCATTCATTACATACTGTCATTCCACAGCTTTCCTCATCACAAAGAAGAGCATATACTCCGGGAACTGATACTGCGTCTGAAGGAGTAGTTATAGTTCCGGATGATGTTAAATATGACGGTGTAACATTAATAGTGTCTGGAGTATCTACAGCTTGCCAGAAATTGACCGTTTCATGGTCAGCATAACGTAGGAACGTATCATGATATGTGTCTGCTATTACTCGCGCCGTACTATCATACATAGTAGGAGCGTACATATAAAGTCTCTGGTTTTCATACGGCGTATGACGAGTAATTTCTTTACCTGTTACATTGATATGATGAATTTGCAATCTTTCAGTCATTAATGCAGATTTAGCCGCTATCACCGAATACATAAATTTGACAAAATCAGGATATACATCGGGAGCTTGTATTGTTTCCGCCGTATATGACCCGCCCGTTTTTGTATTATATTCTGACAGCAAATGTACGACTTGTTCATCTCCGCCACCCTTCACAATTCCGCCAATTAAATTTGAAAGCGTTGCACGTTTAAGATTTTCATGCGCAGTTTCTATCATATCCATAATATTACCAGTGACCATAGAATAAAAACTTGCCAGCTCTTCAGGGCTCGTGAAAGCACATTCTATCTGTTCACGGAAATATGAACGCTCAATACTAAACACATTTGCACCATAAAAATTCGTTTGCAATATATTAGGACGGCGAAGCTTATACATGTCTACACTCTGCCCGTCTTCAGGCAATGCGAAAGATGAATCATTTATATAATCACCGTCCGCAATATTCAGTTTTCTGACAATATTACCCCATCGTTCATTATCGACCCGCAATCCTCTAAATTTTTCAGAATACGGCCGGATTGAAAAAATTGTCCGGGTCACCATTTGAGTTATAGCACTCATTACAGGGTCTGTACCATTTTTTAACGCTGTTGTAGCTACCGATACAAAATCCCCTGTGGTTGTGGGGGTCAAAACCTTCTCACCTGTAGCCTGCGCCACAATCGAAGTTAATACCGTTGAAATCTGGTTAAAATTCAACTCATTTACACTTGCCAT